CATTATGAAGGGGGTATAAAATGGATATGGATCATATGAATGGAATATGTAAATCTTGTGATGAACTTTTTACTATTTTCCATAAGCATGCTCTTGCCTATGAAGAAGAGCAAAAAATTATTAGAGAAGAACAGGGAGATAAATTTGTGCAGCCTCCTCTTGGTTATTTCAACTTATACAGTGCTCTTGCAGATATGGCATTGGAAATGGTTTTTTTAGGAAAGTTTTTAGGAGATCTTCTTGAAGAAGCCGAAAAGAAGGAAAAATAAGAGGAATAATGCACACAAGTTTGAGAACTGATCTCGATAGGGTATACATAAAGCAACTTAGGAGTGGATATGGTAGCATCACATGTCGTTTGCAAAAAGTTTTAGAGACACTTTACAATCAAGACATTGAGGATGCAATACAACAGATTAAGAAAATACAATTGTTTTCCTGTGAATATTTTTATGAACAGATTGAGAAGGAATCAATTGAAGAAGGATGGGGTTTGATGAAGGAGGGAAGCAAAAGATTTTAGAATGATATATGATTAAATATTTTCATTTGATACACTTAGCCTAGCAGATCACAGAGGACTCGCCTCCTCAATTCCTGGCTGATTCTACGCCTCGCCGACGTAAGACTGATGTAACGGTTCGTCACCGTGACTAAATTCTTACTCAAGCGAGGACGTTATGTCATTTTCTACTGGAATCACAGGCATCCAGAATATGGCTCCGGAATTGCCCGTTCAGGCATCCGAAGACCTATTATCAACTCCCATGTTCAACTTGATCCACTCCTTTGGGGTTGATCTTCACCACGCAGAAAGCTACATCGGGAAAACAACCCGTATGTCGCGTTTTGAGCGCTTGTCTACTGATGGTGGACAACTAGACGGGTCTGGTATCGATCCAGCGTCAGAAGTGCCCGTCCGTACGGATATCGACGCTACTATGGAGATCTACGCGAAATCCATCGTGACAAATGAGCAGGTCAAAATATGCACAGCCTGCTTTAAACCCACTCTGAACAACTTGGAAGGCCTAAAGGCTGCATAAGCAGCCCATGGTAACCAGAGGCAACTCTTAAATAAGTTATAAGGAACCACGACGAGCATGAAGATTACGAAGTTCATCACAAAGATTGGCGCGAAGTTCATGGATCTCAGGTCTTACTTGAGGACCACGAAGGCCCTTTGCCCAAAACTTTTCTTTGCCGGACTTTACCATCTCCATGATGATTTCAGCCTGTCTTCTCTTAATGACAAGATAGGGATAGATGAGTTCGCAAATATGAAGAAGTCTTTCACCAGTACACTGCCACTTGTAAACGGTTTTAAGACTGTTTTTAGGGGTTTGTTTTCGAGTGTAAGTAAACTTCTTGCTGCCAAAATGTATCACAAGCCAATCGACGAGAACTTCATCGGTGGAACTTATGATCAAATAGGTGGTGTACCAGGGATTGCCATTTTTGGCTTTCGCATAGGAACCGGATGTAAGAGCTCCTTCTCCGTCAACTATGCCAGCCATATAAGCAATAACAGTCTCTGGATAAGTCTTGCGAATATAATCATATCTCATATGAAATCTCTCTCAAAGGTTATTGGTTACGTTAATGATAACATATTTAAGGAAGAGCCGCAACGACTAAGTGAGCGGGCCCTATTTTTTAGGGAAGCGATAGTCTGATCTCATAGGAAACTATGAGAGGGAAGGTCGAAGTGCCATCCCCGCCGAGAAATCGGTCAGTATGCCTGGTGCTGCGGGCAGAAAGTAACAGTCCCAATGTGTGCTTTGGGAAAACAGCAAAACCTTAACGAAGTTTACAGCCCTTTTGGGTCAGTGGCTCCGTGAAAAAGAGGATTTGCTCATGAGAGACTTGTTCTCTTCAAGCGTCTCTTACATCAACTGCACAGGCGGGATTAACGGCGATCAACCTAGTAACATTAGTTTAAACGATGTAAACAACATCGAAACTATCTTGCTAGGTAATGACGCGAGGTCAATGCTCACGGATTTACAAGCTACCTTGAGATTCGGTACAGCCGGCGTACGTGATGCTTTCATCGCTCTTGCCAGCACAAACTTGACAGCCGATCTGCAAAAGGTTCAAGGGGTATTGCTTAAGTCTGCCTATCCAACTCAGGAAGGAATCAGACCCGAAGAATACTGTTCCATCTCGCGATTCCGCTTCTTTGTCTCCTCAAAGGCTGCAAGGATTCCGGGGATCTCTCTAAAGGGTAACACCGTTTACACAATCCCAATGTACGGTCTAGAAGCTGCTGCAAAAGTGGAGCAGAACAACTATACCGCGATCATTGGTTACAGACCGCCTTGGGTGGTTTCTGCTGTTGCTCAGAACAGCCAACTTTATGCGAAGTTTGCGATTGCTCGCGCGATCACTAACCAAAACTGGATCTCTGGGCTAAACGCAACAACTGTACAACCATCTTAATAGGGGGATAGCATGCCTTTTACTATTGTTACTCAGGGAACTTTCAAACAGCCTGCAACAGCTGTTAACCAGATTATTCCGCTTCCAAGTGGTGCGGACTATTTCAAGACTATCAACTACACACAGATGTCTAACGCAACCGCTACCGCTTGCGTAGAGGCTGAGTGGTTCGGTGGTGGAATCACTCCCCCCAATGACGGGCTAAGATGGACAAAAACAGGTTCTAACGTCATTAGCATCGATAAGTTTTCTAACTCGACCGCTTCAGCTGGTTTTACCTACGTTACAAGTTTTCCTGCTCCTCAGGCTGCTTTGACAGGGTCAGTCATTACAGCAGCGAGCCCAGCTGTTGCAACGGTGACAAATACCTATTCTGAAGGTGACACAGTTGTTATTTACAACTCTGTAGGGATGGAGCAAATCAGTGGAATGACATTCACTATTTCCTCTGTGTCAAGCGGCGGTTTCACTCTATTAGGATTACCAGCAGCTGCATTTGCAGGTGCAGCAAGCTCATTCTTCGTTAGAAGGGTGAACCAATTCACACCTGTTGAGCCATCATTTTTGTATGTGACTAAAGTCAGCCAAGCTGCAAATGCTCAAGTGACTGTTTCACAAGCAAACAGCGTATATCTTGGACAGAAATTGGAATTCCAGGTTCCAGCATCGTTTGGAATGGTTCAGTTGAACAATTTCTTTCAGGCTCAAAGTAAGCCCATCGTGGTAACATCCATTGTGGATCCTTACAACTTCCTGATTAACATTGACACAACGAACTACACGGCGTTTGCGTTTCCTGCTAGTGCTTCATCTCCAACAGCTCAACTGTTCGCGACTGTAGCACCTGCTGGTCAATCAACGCAGTTTAATCCGATCACAATGGTACAGACTGGTTATAACTTCAACCAGATTCCGTTCCATACTGGTCAATTTATTCCTTACATGTACGTCCCTGCGGGAGCGGCTAGCCCTGGTGGTATCGCTGCGGACGTCATCATATGGCAAGCGTTTAAAATGGAGACTGGAACCATCAACGCCCCTGTTCCGAGTTAACGAAAGTCCCTGTTTCCAAAAGGGAGGGGACAATTACCCTCCCTTAGTTACATCCCGTTACATAGGAAATCATGCCCAACATATACCTACCAGGCGTTATACAGATCCCAAGCGCATTACTGATTACAAACATCACGAACTCATCGCCTATGGTTGTTACGTTCGCAATCCCAACAATAACCGCAGCGGACACATACATACCAGGACAAGCGGTACGTTTAACGGTCCCAATCACTTGGGGAATGTTCCAAGCGAATGGTCTCGTAGGCGTGATTCTATCGATCGATCCAATAGGACAGACAATGAGTTTAAACATCGATTCCACCCAGTTTGATGCCTTTGTGTACAACCCAACCAGTGTAGATACACCAGCAAGCTTAGCACCATCGGGTTCAAGGAATCTCCAATACAGCAATTCAACGGACCAAGTTCCGTTTCAATCCCTTAACAATATAGGTAACTAGATGGTCAAAATAAGAATGGTCACATCAGCAGGTGAAGAGCATGTGCTCGTTAATACGCTCACAAATAACGTTGCCTCAGACGATTTCAAGCATATGAAGCCTGAGCACAAGAAGGAAATGGAGCGTCAAAAGAAAGAAGACGCACGTATCGTTAAGGCAGAGTATATGAACAATCGAGGTAGACATGAAAGGCTTACTAAACCGTATTGCAAGTATGCTGGAGACCCTATACAGATCTGGCATTTCATCCCGGGAAAAGTATATGAAGTACCACTGGGATTAATTAACGAAGTCAATGACAAAAACAAGATCCTTAAAAGGCGCGAGGGTCTTGTGAGTGTAGATGGTGAGCCCGTACAGAAGAGTGAAGCTCCCCTTAGCCACGATGAAGATGGTGATTGGTTGCACCGATTCGTTGCCGCTTCCTTTTAACAAAGGTACCATATGTCCTCAGTACTTCCCGCAGATTCTACATATACATTTATTGAGACAAAGGTTCGCAGGCTTACCGCGTCTGCGAGCCAGTCGGCTATTACCAGCTCAGACATCCAAAGGGCGGTCAATACATTTTATAATAATGATTTTCCCTATGCGATCAAGATGGATCAGCAGAGGGCGGTTTACAAATTCTTAACAATTCCAAATGTAGACAGGTACCCAGTTGATGTAAACATGTACCAAGGTTTTCGAGCTCCCTTGTACTTTGAGGGTATCCAAGGGAACTTTTTCAAGAATCGCTACCAGTTGTTCAACCTATACCCACGCTATCCGACTCAGTTTCAACAAGGAGCAGGCCTCGGCGGAGGAATAACGAATGTTACACAGGCTAATCCTGCTCAAGTGACAAGTCCTAACCATAATCTGCAAAACGGATCCATCATCACCATCTCAAACGTGGGAGGGATGACGCAACTCAATGGAAACACATACACGGTAACGGTTATAGATGCGAATACATTCAATCTAAACGTAGATAGCACGGGTTTCACAGCATACACAAGCGGCGGTAGCTGGTTTTCGATGAATACATTTTCTTTCACGCTTTTTGGAAACAACGTAAACCCATTCCCTCAGCCAAATTTCGGGAT